ATGGCAGTGATGCATGAGATTGACACACTGCAAGGCGGGTTAACTGACACAGTAAAAGCAATTGCAGAAGAACTAGAAGTTAAACCTAGTGTACTTAAAAAGGCAATTAGAATTGCCCATAAAGCAAGTTTAACACAATCAAATCAAGAACACGAACAACTCAACACTATTTTGGAAACAGTGGGCAAGACACTTTGAGTTATGTAGATGCCATCCATTCACGGGATGAAGATAGAATTTATGTAGTAGAACGAGGAGTTGACGGTAAGCGTCATTACAAAGAGTTCCCTGCCAATTATGTTTTCTATTACCCTGATAACAAGGGAAAGCATCGTAGCATTTATGGCAATCCTGTTAGTAGATTCAGTACACGTAAACGTTCAGAGTTTGAAAAAGAACGAAGAATACACGGTGGTAAAAAACTCTTTGAAAGTGATATCAACCCAGTATTTCGTTGTCTCAGTGAAAACTACTTGGGTGTAGATGCACCCAAACTACACACGTGTTTCTTTGACATTGAAGTAGACTTTGATCCAGAAAAAGGTTTCAGCCCTACTAGTGATCCGTTCAATCCAGTAACAGCAATCAGTTGTTACTTAGATTGGCTTGACCAATGTGTTACATTAGTTATTGCACCAAAGCACATGACTACTGAAACTGCTTGGGAAATAGTTAGAGAGTTTCCTAACTGTATGCTTTTCAACAGCGAAAAGGAAATGTTTGATGTTTTCTTTCAGTTGATTGAAGATGCAGATGTATTAACTGGTTGGAACTCAGAAGGATACGATATACCTTACATGGTTAATCGTGTCACACGTGTGATGAGTAAAGACGATACTCGCAAATTCTGTTTAATGGGTCAACTACCTAAACCAAGAGAATATGAACGATTTGGTAAGTCAGAACAGACTTATGATTTAGTTGGTCGTATTCACATGGATTATCTTCAACTTTATAAGAAGTATAACTACGAAAGTCGCCATAGCTATAAACTAGATGCTATTGGTGAGATGGAAGTTGGTGAAAACAAAACACAATATGAAGGTACTCTTGACCAATTGTATAATAAAGACTTTAAAAAGTTTATTGAATACAACAGACAAGATACTATGTTGTTGGTTAAGATTCACAACAAACTTAAATTCTTAGAATTGGCTAATCAACTAGCACATGAAAATACTGTACTGCTTCCAACAGTAATGGGTTCAGTTGCTATGATTGAAATGGCTATCTTTAATGAAGCGCATGAACGTGGATTAGTAGTACCAGATAAAAAACGGAGAACAGAAAATGCAGATGAAACACAACAGGCAGCAGGTGCCTTCGTTGCTACGCCCAAAAGAGGCATGCACGAATATGTCGGAGCAGTTGACATTAACTCACTCTATCCCTCGGTCATACGGGCACTCAACATGGCGGGCGAGACTATTGTTGCCCAAGTTAGACAAACAGTCACAGACCAATACATGAAAGACAAGGGTCTTAGATTAGCACAAGAAAAGAAACGCTATAAAGATGGCGATGATGATGTTACTGGTGCTATTCTATGGGAAGGTTTGTTTGGTGCGTTAGAATATACCTCGATTATGAACCAAGAGCGTGGTACAATGCTTACAGTTGACTATGAAGATGGACGTAGTGAAGAAATGTCTGCGGCTGAAATATGGAAATTAGTTTTTGATAGTCACAAGCCCTGGATGCTAAGTGCAAATGGTACAATCTTTACATACGAGAAAGAGGGTGTAGTTCCAGGACTATTATCTCGCTGGTACTCGGATCGTAAAGTAATGCAAAAGAAACTAAAAGAATCAACTACTAATGAAGACCGTGATTATTGGGATAAACGTCAGTTAGTGCGTAAAATTTTATTGAACTCTGCATATGGCGCATTATTGAATGAACATTGTCGTTTCTATGACAAGCGCATTGGTCAAAGTGTTACACTGTGTGGACGACAAATTGTTCGTCACATGATGAGCCAAATCAATGAATGTGTTGCAGGTGAATATAGTCACGAAGGCGAAGCGATTGTTTATGGTGATACTGATAGTTGTTACTTCAGCGCATATTCAGTATTGAAGTCACAGATTGATAAAGGTGAATTGGCTTGGGATAAAGATATGTGCATTGGATTATATGATTCAATCGCAGACGAAGCGAATGATAGTTTCCCGGCGTTCATGGAGAAAGCATTTCACTCACCACGAAAGAACGGGGAAATCATTAAAGCTGGTCGTGAATTGATTGGTGACCGTGCTATCTTTATTACAAAGAAACGCTATGCTATCAATATCTTTGATAAAGAAGGTAAGCGCAAAGACAAAGATGGTAACTTAGGTGATGTTAAAGCTATGGGTCTTGACTTGAAACGTGCTGATACACCCAAATACGTACAAGAGTTTTTAATGAACGTATTGAAAATGGTTATTCAACAAGGTAAAGGTCGTGATGAAGTAATCGAAGCCATCAAAACTTTCAAGCGTGAATTGAGTCAACAAGATAGTTGGACTAAAGGCTCACCAAAGTCAGTTAATAAACTAACGATGTACGGTGATAAAGAAGCAAACAGTAAAAAGGGTCGTGAGAACATGCCCGGTCATGTGCGTGGCGCACTGAACTACAACTATCTACGCAAGGTACATGGCGACAACTATAGTCAGAAGATTGTTGATGGTATGAAGGTAGTAGTTTGTAAACTTAAACCCAATCCATTAAATTTTACTTCAATTGCTTATCCAACAGATGAACTACGATTACCTAAATGGTTCACTGAGTTGCCATTTGATGATGAAGCAATGGAACAAACATTAGTAGACGAAAAGATTGATAATTTATTAGGTGTATTAGGTTGGCAACTGCGTGAAAATACAGATATCAAAAGTACATTTGATGAATTGTTTAGCTTCGGGTAAACAGGCATTGACATATGTATTATATTCCATTATAATACACAATAATTATTTTTAAATAACATAAAGGAACACACATGAAAGATATTTTACAAGATTTAATTGCACATACTGCAAACTTGGGATTCATTGAATTAATTAAAGTAAGCGGTACAGACACACAAACAACTATCAATGCTATTGCAGAAGATAAAACTGTTTTAGTAAGTGGGGAATTTAAAAATCCTCATCCAGAGTTTATTGGCACTTTTGGTATGCCTAACTTAAGTAAACTTAAAACTATTGTAAGTTTTGAGGAATACGATGATACATCTATTATTAATGTAACAAATGATAATAAAGATGGCATGAATACACCAGTAGCAATTCATTTTGAAACAAAGGATAAATCATTTGTAAATGATTATCGTTTTATGGCAAAAGCAGTAATTGAAGAAAAAGTTAAAAATGTAACCTACAAAGGTAATGGTTGGGATATTGAATTTGAACCAAGTGTTGCTAGTATTTTGCGTCTTAAAAAGCAAGCAAGTGCTAATAGTGAAGAAAATCATTTTAGAACAGTAGTAGATGGTACAGACCTTAGAGTATATTTTGGTGATCCTTCAACACACAGTGGTAATTTTATTTTCCAATCTAATATTATAGGAAAGATTTCTAGTAAATGGCAATGGCCTGTACAACAAGTATTAAGTATTTTAAATCTTGCTGGTGACAAAACTATTAAGATTACTGACCAGGGTGCTATGCAAATTACAGTAGATAGTGGTCTTGCTACATATTGTTATATGATTCCAGCACAAATAAAATGATTGATGCAATAAGTGTTACAAGTAGATACATGTCTGCTCACGGTGGGCATAGTGCTACATATACAAATAGTATGCCCGGTGCACAGGGTGTGGGTAACATGCGCTATAACACTAAGTTACAAAAAATGGAAGTGTTTGATGGTGCGAATTGGATTATATTGAATTCAACTATTGCTAGTGTTGGGCTTACTGATGAGGCTGAATCATTGCTTGACTGGGCTAGACAAAAACGTAATGAAGAATTAGAACTTGAAATCCTTGCACAAACTAATCCTACTATCAAAGATTTAGTAGAACAACTTAAAGAAAAACAACATCAAATCAAAATGGTTCAAACACTAATCAAAAAAGAAACAACAGTTTAATGGAACAAGATAACTTAACGCAAAAACAAAACCCAGAGTGGGCATTGTTCTTGCCCGCAGTCAGCAGTTTTTATATTAGTGGTTTAGGTAAACAACGTGAAGGTGAAAACTATTTTGACCAAGCACGTATACCCACCGGCTTTAATGGTGATGTAGAGAAACTTAATTTTCTTAATAAGAAAGAGGGACTTTATTATTACAAATGGGGATTGTATAGTGCAGGTCATGCGAACTTAGACGTTACTAAAGATGACCATAATGAAAGTATCATTCGTAAACGTGATCCAGATACATTCATGTTAGGTGATTCAGGTGGTTTCCAGATTTTAAAGGCACAATGGCCTGCTGACTGGAAAGATCCTAATTGTCCTCGCGCCATGAAGAAGCGTCAACAAGTTTTAACTTGGATGGATACGTATATGGATTATGGTATGTGTTTAGATATTCCAAGTCAATCATTGACTACGTTTCATATCAAAGACCCAAAGACAGGTACGAGTGCTCATGGCATCAGTACTATTGAAGAAGCTATCGCTGCCACACATATTAACAATGAATATTTCATTAAGCATAGAAACGGTGAATGTAAATTCTTAAATGTATTGCAAGGTCGTAATCATACTCAAAGTGATGATTGGTATGCTGAGATGAAAAAATATTGCGATCCAAACATCTATCCAGACAATCATTTTAATGGTTGGGCTTTCGGTGGTCAAAATAAAATTGATATCGAATTGATGTTAACACGTATGATAGATATCATACACGATGGATTATTACAAGAAGGTAAACATGATTTGATTCATTGTTTGGGCACAAGCATTTTAGAGTATGCAGTATTGTTTACTGATATTCAAAAAGCAATACGTAAATATCATAACCCAAAACTACAAATTACATTTGATTGTGCTAGCCCATTCTATGGTGCGGCTAAAGGTTTAGCATATTTCAATACTAGCATTGCACATAATAAAAAATGGTCATATAGTATGGAAAAAACTGCGGATGACAAAAGGTTTGGTGTACCTCAACAAGGTATGGCAGGTGGTGACCAACGCAAATTCCGTGATGCTGTATTGGCTGAAGGTGTCCACAAAGTCTTTACAGATAGTCCAATTACTGATAAAATGTTACTTAGGGATTTGTGTTATAGAGGTCAAGGCTTCTTAGGACAACATAGTAAAGAAACAAAAACTAGTTGGGATACTTTGAGTTATACATTGATTCAATCACATAATGTTTGGATGCACATGAACGCAGTTCAGGAAGCTAACAGACAATATGAACAAGGTGTAGTACCTAAAATGATTTATCATAAACTACAAGGACCTCAGTTCTTTAGTAACTTAGTAGATGATATTTTTTCAAAGAAAACTAAACAAGAATCACTTGACCTGATTCAATACTATTCAGGTTATTGGACACAATTTCAATCAGGTAGTCAAGGTATTAGTGGTAAGAAAACTGTTAATGCTATGACAATGTTTGACAAATTATTTGATGTACAAGAATCTGAGCCAGAAATTGATGAAGAAATACTTGATAGTGATGATGCGATATTAGAAGCATTAGGAGAATAATATGGAACAACAAATACAACAAGCACAATTTGAAAAACGAGTACGTATTGCAAAACATGCAAGACGTATGATTTTTGTAACATTTCAAAAAGAGGGTATTCACATGTACCCTGCGGCGGCAACAGATCCAAAACTCGCAACGGGTGATGAATATGATGTTAGCTTTTTAGGAACTCCACATCGTCACATATTTCATTTTAATGTGGCGATTGAAGTATTTCACAACGATAGGGATATTGAGTTTATTCAATTCAAACGCTGGTTAGAAAACCTCTATAAAGGTGGCACACTTGAATTGAATTACAAAAGTTGTGAAATGATTAGTGACGATTTGTATAACCAAATCGCTACTAGATATCCCGACCGTAGTATTGAAATTACTGTCTCCGAAGATGGTGAGAACGGTGCTACGATTTATTATAACACAACAAAACCTTATCAATCAATCGCTATTTAAAAGGAAAATTAAAAATGGCAAAACCTTCATTTCAACCTAATCCTCGTGTACATCAAATTTTTGAAGATTTGGAAAAGTATTTAGAATTTTGTGTAGACTATGGATATAAGTTTGACGAAACAACATTATATGATATGCGTAGTTTTCCATATCGTCAACATCAAAAACAATTAGCAGGTAAAGATGCAAAAAATTCTTGGGATGCTGATACAAGAGTATAACAATGCGTAAATTATATTACATGGGTCTTGAGCCTTATAAGGCAAGATACACTTTGCAATTACAAGAGTGGAATCGTGCTGTCTTTGATAAACGGGGAATTGATTATGTCATTGTTCCCGGTGAAACACTAAGTAACGACCAAGCTATTGTTACTGGTCAAGTATTAGATGCACATGGTCGCACATATTTTGGCATGTCACAACTTATGAATTTGATTCGTATGATGAAAGCAGGAGAACTGAACAATGAAGATGTTATCTACTTTGAGGATATGTTTCAACCCGGTATCGAGAGTCTTCCTTATATACTTAATCAAATCGACAGTATTAATCGTCCTCGCATTTTTGTTCGCTGTCTTGCTCAATCCATTGATCCTGATGATTTCGTTCATGTATGGGGCATGTCTGACTTTATGGGTCACTATGAAAAGATGGTTGATTCATTCGTAGATGGTGTTCTTGCTACTAATGAAGAAATGGTAATGAATATGAAGATTGCAGGTTGGAAAGCACCAATCTACAATATTTCAGGTCTAGCATTTGGCAAAGAAGAAGTACGTAGTCGTGTTGGTGAGCTAAAGCTATTTGATAAGCGTAAAAAGCGAATTGCATTCTCTGCACGTTGGGATCAGGAGAAACAACCTGACTTCTACATGGATGTGATTGAAGAATTTCATAAACGTTTTGAAGATGTAGCAGAATTTTGTGTATTCAGTGGCAGTAAATTAAAGAGTAACAATAGTAGCTATATGGAACGCACTAATCAAATGCGTAAAGATGGCAAACTTAAAGTATATGAAGATTTAGAAAAGAATGCCTATTATGAATTACTTAACGATACACGAATTGTATTCAACTGTGCATTACAAGATTGGGTAAGCAATACAGTAAGTGAAGCAGATGCATTGGGATGTAATGTATGCTACCCGGCATATCGTAGCTTTCCCGAAACGTTTGCTAATGACCACACAAGACTGTATACTCCATGGAGTGTAGAAGATGCCGCAATTAAGTTATTCAATATGTTACATCAACCGAGCATAAAGCAAGGTCAAATCAGTGATTGGAACAATGGTACTATTGACCGTATTTGTGATATCATGGAAGGCAATGGTGAGCAATGGTTAAGAATGAGTACAGATTATCGCAAGCACACAAGAGAAAGCAAATATTAATGTCTGAACGTAAAATGATTTTTACTAAAGATATGAGTGTAGGTCTTCCTTGGGAAGAAGGATTACTTGAATGGTTACACGAAAATTATCCTTATAGTGGATATCATGTTGTAACATTAATTTAAAATAAGGAATAAACATGGCAACTTGGAAATTATCAACATACTGGAAGAAAAGTTCAATTGAACGACAGATTTGGGTAAAGGATGATAAAGTAATTATCCGTGAAGAAGGTTATCGCTGGGGTACATTCTATGTTCAATCTGATGAACGTCCTCTTACTGATGAAGAATTAATCAATAAGCATGGGTATGAACTTGGTTGTTTAGACAATGATGAGTGTTGGGAACTAGATAACTTAGATGATGGCTGTTGGGCTGATAATGAAGCAGGTAGAAATTGTACTGAGGAAGACTTAGAGGCATTTGAAGAAGCCTGGGAAGAAAATTCTTATGAAGGTGTTGAAGAATTAGGTTGGTCTAATGATGACACTGAGTTTGAATTTCAAGGACCATTAGTGTTGACTAATGAAGATACTGGTGAAGAATTTAATGGTGAGACTATTAAAGAGTCAATGCCAGAAAAAGTAGTAGTTGAACATAAACCACTAAGTACTACGGCAGCTTGGCCCTTTGGTGATTCAACAGATAAACACATTGAACTTGATCCAGCTAAATGGCCCTCTCCAAATGGTAATTTTGTAGAAACAGCTAAATGGCCCTTTGATAAATCATCAGAAATTTCTAGCATGAAGTGTACAGAATGTGATTGGACTGGTGATTGGACTGAGACAAATAGTAAAGAAATTGATGGGGTAGAATTTGATACTTGTCCTGTATGCAATGGAATAGTTGAAGATAAAGAGGAAGAATAATGGCTACTAAGAAAAAAGTAAGAATTGAACTATACGCAGAAGCACCTTATATGCAAGGCTATGCATCTGGTATAGCAAATGAAAAGTTTTTTAATCCGTACGCAGACATTGAAAATGCAGAGGCTGATGCTGATGACTATCAACGTGGATTTGAGAATGCTACAGAAACTGTAGAAAGCGTAGAGTAATTTAACATAAAGGAAATAAAATGAATGCACATAACGATATTAAAACACACTTTGATGAATACTTAATGGAGAACGAAAAGTTTGTCAAAGGTAATTCATCAGCAGGCACACGTGCCCGTAAAGCACTAGCAGAAATGGCTAAAGCTATTAAAGCACGCCGTAATGAAATTACTGCTGAGAAAGCCGCAAGAAAAGAAGCTAAGGCTTAATCTGTGATAAATACTTGTGCAACACAAAGGTTGCACAATGTCAAAACAAAACACTCACAACGGAGGGTTATCTATGAGTTATAATAAGACAAAAACTGATCCTGAATTAGGATTAAAAGTACACGAACATCTAGTCAAGATGGGTGTTGAAACGCCAACCAAACCTGATACTAGGGACCGTAAAGACAAAATTGAATTGATTGAAAGTTATTTTGAAGGCATCATGATGGCTTTGGGCCTAGACCTAAGTGATGATAGCTTAATGGACACACCCAAGCGTGTTGCTAAAATGTATGTTAACGAAATTTTCTGGGGATTAGATTATGAAGCATTTCCAAAGTGTACGACTGTCGATAACAAGATGCATTACAATGAAATGGTCGTTGAACGCAACGTTAACGTCCAAAGTAATTGCGAACATCACTTTGTTGTTATTGATGGGTTGGCTACAGTGGCTTATGTTCCGAAACAAAGAGTCCTCGGACTATCAAAAATTAACCGTATTGTTGAGTATTTCAGCAAACGCCCTCAAATCCAAGAGCGACTCACAGAACAAATCTTCCACACTCTCCAATTTATACTGGAGACTGAAGATGTTGCGGTAATGATTGATGCACAACATTATTGTGTAAAGTCACGTGGTGTAGAAGATACTGGTAGTAGTACAGTTACAAGTCGTTTAGGTGGTGGGTTCAAAAATGACCCAGCGGCACGTGCTGAGTTCTATCAAATTGCGAGACAGAAATGAATCCAAAGATTAAGGCATTAGAACAACAATGCTGGAGTCATCGTGTAGACGGAGTATTAGTAGATGGTCACTTGCATTTTGATACGGCAAAGTTTGCTGAATTGATTGTTAAAGAATGTATCCATGCATGTGTTGCTGACATAGCAGATCCTAGAGATACAATCGAATTTAAATGTGCAAAGAAAATTAAAGAACATTTTGGAGTTAAAGAATGAACGAGAAACTTAGAGAATTTGCTTTAGAAGCAGGCGGCAGTCACTATCCTGAAGTAAATCCAATGCAATTAAAAAAGTTTGCCGAGTTGATTATTCGTGAATGTGCTGATATTATCAATCATCGTGCTGACACATGCAGTGATTGGTTAGATAGTGTCAAGGCAAATGAAGCAGTCCGTGAAGGACAAAGAGAGTGTGCTAAAACGATC